AGGTAAAGTTGTATATACCACCCTGTGTGTAATCAACTGCAGTTACAGTTCCAGCAGCAGATACATGTGATAGAACTTTAACATTCAGTGTTGAAGGTGAACTTGTTGTGTTAACACCAGTGACAATACCCTTAATATAACCATCAAGAGTTTTTGTTCCAGCACTTGTTGCAACTGTTCTACCAACAGCAGTTTGTGTAATTGCTGCACCGACTATGACATCTGGATTATTAAAAGCAATAGATCCACTCGCATCAGTCTTTCCTACTCCTAAACCAATTGTAGAAATACCAGTATTAGAGAAGTCTATTCCTCTTAATATTTGGTCTGCTTGTGAGTCTATTGTTGCAACTTTAATTCCATTTGCATAACTACCAGGTGTTTTTGCAGCATACTCAACACCAGCTATGACATTTTCATCATAACCTAGTTGATTATAGTGAGTTTCACTTTTAATCTTTAAACCAGTAAAACTAGAGGTTATTCCAGCACCGATAATTGCATTTTTTAAACCATCATCATCAGCACGAATAACTTGCATTGTGCCACCATATGCTAAGTATGATGATGCAACCATCCAATATTCGTAGTGTTTATCTACTGAATAAGGTTGTCCAAAAGTTTGTAGTAGATCTTCCTCACTCTCAATGAGTTGTGCTTCCTCCACAGGTCCTTTAGTAAATGGAGCGACTATTGCACCAATAGAGCCACTTGTTGGGTCTACTCTACCAATGGTGAGGTCAACTTCTCTAACTACGATACCAGGAGATGCTAAATTTAGAGGCATCTTGTTTCTCCGATCTCAGGAAATTTTTTCTAAGATTATTTATTAAAAAGTCCTTTTTCAGCGGGGAAACCGTGCATGAACTACCAATCTGGATATTCCCATTTGTTACTTATCTTATTCTTAGACTTTTTTACTCTTGCTATTGTACAAGTCTTACACTCATATGAATATGATGATTGAATACTTTTATTTTTCCTTATTAAATAAAATCCATCAATTAATTCTTTTACCTTTCCACAAACACGACATTTTCTTTCTGTAAATACAAAATGACTTTCTTCTAATTGTTCATCAAAATCCATCATAGGACTTGAATTACACCATTGCAATCAGGTATATCTTGAAATATCTTATTTTGTATACCCTGTTTTAAAGTCATGGCACTCATCGCACAACTTGTACAAGCACCACCTAACCTAACTTTTACAAACTTTGTTTCCTCTTCTATTTCAACAAACTCTACAAATCCACCATCTGCCTCAATATAAGGAGCAATCTCAGATAATGATTTAATTACATTACTTGCAGTTAATTCCATTACATATAATCCCACATATAAGAACGATCACCATATTCATCAGTGTGCCATATATCTCCATCTTTGTCAACAAAACTTCCTTCATCTAAACCATCAGCAACAAATCCAAATGGTGCCATATCTTGTTCGATTTGATTTTTTTGTTCCTCATATAATCTCTTTCTTACGTCATTATCAGTCATCTCTTTAAAATAATCCTGTGCAACTAACCAAGCAAATAGAACTAAACACATTGCTAAGTCATCATTACATCCTTCCTCTGCTTCAAAAGAGTTATGTTTTTGTGAAAAAGTAGTCAATTCAGATATGATTTCATAATCAATCACGAGTATTTTATCATCCTCAAGTAAAGTTTTAAGGTTAGAACAACCTAGTTTCTTCACAGCAGCAGTTGTTCTTACACCAAGTTGTGATCTTTTACCACTAAAACCAGCACCAACTATCTGACCTGCACGACCTCTTTGTGAACACATAAGTAGATTTTCATATTCTAGATCAAAATTAAGTATAGATGCAACTTGGTCTCCAATATCATTTACCTCACACAATATGAAAGCTTTGTTATATCCATTTGCTACATCATGTATGATACTTGGAAATAACATTGGTTTGATTTCATTATTTCGATATTTTGCCACAACTTTATATGGGAAACTTGTAATGTCAAAAACTATGAATGCTGAATAATCATTCCCTAGTCCACGAGCAACGTCAACTGTGATTAGATAATTATGATCTTTCATTGGTATTTCATATACATCTAATCCTGCATTTTTTCTTATTGGATTTTCGTATACTAAATTTTTTAACTTTGCAGGATTAATTAAAGTATTAACAGAACCTAGAAACTCACATTCAAACTCAACTTTAAATTGTTGTTCTGATGTGTTTGCAATTGTTTGTTCTTTCCATGCTTCATCACGACCTGGAACTTCAGACCAGTGAACCTCAGTTGGCATATATTCATTTTTTTGTCTCTCAGCATCGTGCCACATACGATAGAAATGATTCATACCTCGTGGTGTAGATACAATTATTACTTTTGTTTTTTGACCAGATGAAATTGTGGGATATACAGACGCAAAGAAATCATCTGCAATGTGATTTGGAATGAATGCAAATTCGTCTAAGAATATAACATTATATGATCCACCTCTAACTGCAGATGATGATGTTGAGTTTGCTGATATTTTTGATCCGTTCTCTAATTCTAATGAACCTTTATTCCAAGATATAATACCTTGTTGCATCCATCTTGGTAAATTTTCATATGCTAATTGAAGTCTACCTAATAAATCTCTGGCAGTGGATGCCTTGTTCGCCAATATAGCAATATTGATATTATCATTAAAAACTGCGTAATGTAAGAGATAAGATACAACTGTAGTGGATTTACCCGTCTGCCGAGGCATCTTACAGATGTTAAAACGGTTTTCATGGAAATTACTTATAAGTTTTTTCTGGAAAGGATACATCCGAAATGGAACTAATCCTTCATCAATTGATACAATCTTTATATGTTTGTTTGCAAAATATACAGGATCTTCTTTACATCTCATAAACTCAAGAATATTCTCTTGAGAAAATTCAATAGGGGTATTTGCCTTTTTTAAATTGGGATTACCAAGATAAACTTCACTCATTATGTAAAATTAATTGTTAACTTATTGTGTAACCTACTTTCGCACCTAAAACAGCAGCGTTCGCAGCGAAGATTGCTTCAGTTGGTTTTTTCTCTACAACTTCTACTGCGTTACCTGGTAATGTAAAAGTTCCAATTGTAGTAGATCCTCCAACTTCATCAATAATAGTTACTAGTCTTGCAGTGCCACCATTATTAACGAGACGAACTGCTGTAGCACTACCAAAGGTGGATGCACCTGCAGCATCTGTGCCACACGCTGCTTCAGTACCTTTAATTAATGTGATCATTATTCTAAACTTTTATTGATTATTTATGCTGTTTTTATTTTTTTACTAAATCTAAAGGAAGTTTAAATTTAGTACCCTTTTTAAACTCAGTTTTTTCTTTATCCTTATTTCTTAAAAAATTGGTAGGATCTTCGGATTTATCACCATACTCTTTCATAGAACTCATCCTCTGAACCACTTCAGATATAAATTGTTTAAATGTTTTCATCAGCAGTTCCACCTTCTTAATGCTTTATTTATTCTTGAATCAGGGTCTCTTCTTGTTTTTGCAGAAGTCAGTTTCTTCTTCATACCTTTCATTCTTCTACAGAATGACAATCTTCTCTTTGCAGATTTAGATCCTTTCTTTAATTTAGATGGTTTGGTTGTTACAGCAGTTTGTAATTTAGAACCAGGATTTTCACGACGATATGCTTTTACTGCTTTTTTACTTAATCCATCAGTCTTATCTTTACGATTTACCTTCTGCCAATCTTCATCTAATTCATCTCTCCAGTTCGACATACTTTCTTTAAGTGGTTTTGCTTTTATTATATCAACAGTTTCAATTTCTGTAAACTTGATATCATCTTTATTCCAATCTTGAATTAACAATTCACTTTCAATCGCAGTATTTTCTTTCATTGCTTTTTCTAAATCATCTGCTTGTTTTGCGTGTGTTTTAGAACCACTCCTTAACTTTCCAACTAATTTTTTTACAAATGGTTTATCTTTTTCATCTAACTCTTCACCCATCATTACAGTGGGTTCGCCTGGCTCAAGATCTTTAGGTAAGAATGACATCAACTTCGCATCA